ATAAAGCAAACTGCACTGACGAATGGCTGAGTTTATGCCGCTAGACGGAGAACGCATCAGTTACTGACTGCGAGCTGCCATCGGGCGGGTGCTGAAGGTGAGTGAAACCACCGAAATCAAGGGGCAATTCGGGCTATGGCAGTCTAGCGGAACGGGCAACTAACTTAAAATATTTTATAGGTATGTCCTACAAACCACCTCGCTATGGACCACAAGGATTGGAATTACAATTTTTAAACTCCATTTTTACAAACCACGACCTGTTTTGTGGCTGCGACGACACCCTAAAACATATCCTTTCAATATTTAACAAACAAAACAAAGCAAATCTTTCCGATACTAAAATACAAGAAATAAAATGCCTGCTTACTGGAGAAACTACAGAAACTGGCGACAAAGGAGATGGCGCCGCCGGCGTCCTAGACGCTATAGAAGATGGAGACTTAGACGCCCTTTTCGAGCTTTCAGACGATATGGACGAACCCAATGGGTAAGAAGAAAATTTAAACTGTCTTCTATAAAACTAAAACAGTATCAACCTAGATCAATTAGACGATGTGTACTAAAAGGAATGAAATGCCTATTCCAAGGCAGTGCTATGAGAAAATCAAACAATTACTGGCAATATCCTCATACAATAATACCAGAAAAATATCCTGGAGGCGGGGGATGGGGACTACAAGTAATTAGCTTATCATCTTTATGGGAAGACTACCAACATTTATCAAACTATTTTAGTCAAAGTAATGCAGGGCTGCCACTTGTAAGATTTAAAGGAATGAAACTTATTTTTTATCAAAATCAAAATACAGACTATGTAGTAGAAATAGAAAACTGTTGGCCTATGGTAGACACACCACTTAAACATGCAAACTCTCAACCACAAAGAATGCTAATGAGTAAGAAAAAAATTATTATGCCTAGCATAACTACTAAAAGACTTAGAAAAGGTAAAAAAAAAATTTTTGTAAAACCACCAGCACAAATGTTAAACCAATGGTACTTTCAAAAAGACGTATGTAACACAAAACTAGCTATAATAACAGCCACTGCTTGTAGCTTAACAGGCTACTACCTACCATACAAATCAGAATCCAACAACATTTCATTAAATGCACTAAATACAAACATATTTAAAAATGCAGACTTTCAACAACCAGCAGCAACAACAGGTTACAGCCCAAGAAACAATTACTACTTTTACACCACAGGTAATGGTACACTAAATATTCCAAAAAAAGCAACCGAACTTATATATTTAGGAGACAGTAAAAATTTTGTACAAGGAAAACTTACAGAAGCAAACACACTCAAAGAAAGCGGATACCCAAAAGAAAACTGGGGTAATCCACTATGGGAACACTACATAACAGGTAGCATACCATTATACACATCATCACTAGGCCCAACAAACAAAATATGGAAAGACAATGCAAAAAATCCCACTACGCTAAACACCATAGATAAATATCTAACACCACTCCACTTTCCACCCATAACTAGAGTAAGATACAACCCAGACAAAGACACAGGAGAAGGAAACATAGTATACTTTGTAGATAACTATAACAGAACAGGAGACAACAGCTTTGATCCACCAACAGATGTTAACAAAAAAATAGAAGGCTTTCCACTATGGATAAGCTTATGGGGATGGGCAGACTGGATAAAAAAACTAGGCCTACTACCTAGAGTAGACAAAGATCACATTTTAGTAATACAATCATCCTTTTTTGATGTAAAATATCCATACTATGTATTCTTAGATGACAGTTTTACAGACTCACTAGGTCCATATAACACAAACAAAACAGCAGAAGATGAATTTAGCTGGCATCCTAAATTTTGGTTTCAACAAAAGTCCATTGAAACCATTTGTGCTTGTGGTCCCGGTGTTAGCAGAGCTAGAGAAGATGAGTCTTTACAAGCAAAAATGGAATACAAAGTTTATGTAAATTGGGGAGGCTGTCCATCTACTTTAGAAAAGGTTTATGATCCCTGTTCACAGCCAAAATGGCCCACAACCAGTGACATCCAACAAACAATTTCGATCACGAATCCAGAATACGACCCAAGCAACTACTTCTACACTTGGGACACTAGAAGGGACTTTCTTACAGACACAGCTCTCAAAAGACTTAAAAAAAACCAAGAAACTGATGAGACTATTTCAATTAAAACAGGCTCAAAAAGCAGCCAAGCGCCGATCTCCAAGTCCTCCAAACACTCCAAGAAAGCTCAGACGAAGCATCGACACCGGAAAAAAAGAAAGAGACACTGCAGCTCAAGCTCCTCAGACTCCGACGAAACCACCAGCAACTACAGCAGCAGCTCATCAAATACCTAAAATCACCATAATTCATAAACCTGTAAAAATAAACTTGTTTAATGATCCTGTACCTGTAAAAAACAGACCTTTTAAACCCTGGGAATGGGAAGATGAAAAATTTATAGCATCTTGGCTTAAAAGACCACAAAGACATTACTTTTATGACAAACCCACCTACCCTATATTTCCAATTACTCCCCTGGCTAACTTTGACTTAAACTTTAAAGAATAAAGGCCTACATATTTCACTTAGTGGTGTCTGTTTCTTTAAGTTTAACCTTAATAAACGTCCACCGCCTCCCTAAAATGTAGGCGCCAAAATTCAAAAGGGGCTCCGCCCCTTAAACCCCAGGGGGCTCCGCCCCCTAACCCCCTAGGGGGCTCCGCCCCCTAAAACCCCCTTATAAATATTCATACAGGAAACCACAAAATTAGAATTGCCGACCACAAACGAATATGCTAATTAACTTCTGCAAAATGTAACCTTACTTCCCTAAAAATTAATTATTAAACACCGTCATAAACCATGTGACTACAATACT